ACTGTTTTTTGTGATTTGTTCAAAACCACCTTCGGACCTAACTGGTCCATTAAATGTTGTGTTAGCCATTTTTCCTCCTAAAGGAAAACATCTATCATCTTGGCAAGTCTGCTAGGGCAGTTGATAGACAAATTAAAAATTCCCTAGAGTAAAGAAAGGGCAGATAAACTGCCCTTTATAGTTCTATTCTTAGCTTGAACCAGGTGATCCATAAATTCCAAGAGGATCAGAAACTCCAAAGGAATATCTTTCTCTTGATTTATATCGAACATTACCAGTATCAAAATCGCCATCCATAGAAGTTTCCAAAGCTGTTCTTTGGAAATGCTTCATACCGTTAGGTACATCAGTAATGATGAAGAATGCATTTGTATCTGTAAGATAATGGTTAACCATATATCCTTCAGGTATCGCACCATTGGTACGAATAGCATTAATATCATTATCTGCTGTGCTAACTCTGTCTTGCGATTCTAAAAGACGAGTAGCCACAAACTGTAAAGCTGGTGGAACAATTAGTCTTTTAGGTTTAGCTGCGATAAGCAGACCTCTTTGGTCTTTAAAAGCTGCGATATTAATGATTGCATCTTCTAAAGATGTTTCATTAAGATCAGCACCAGTTGATGGTCTATTGTCGTTCTTTCCACCATCTACAAGAAGGTGTCCATCTCCGCCAGTTACTCCATCACCACTTGCACTAAATAAGTTAACGCCATCGCCACTTTGGAATGAATTGGTAAATCCATTATTTAGTGGAAATGCTGCTTTTACTTGCTTAGTATAAGCCATTGCTCTTGCTAATGCTTTGGTATATCTAGCAGATAAAGAATCGTAAAGATTATCTTCGATTGCTTCTTCTGTAATTGCAAAGCCAAGTGCAATAGTTTCGTGGTTATATCTAGCTGTAAAACTCTCTTGAGCACTATCATAATTAATAGCGGAGCCTTCTCCTTTTACAGTAGCTTGACCAAATCCACTTAACTGTACTTCTTCTTCGAATGAACGATCAGAAGATTCAGTTTCGTAGATCATAGTATGCTCATCGTCATACTTGTTGTACTCCAAACCGAATAAAGCATTCAATCCGGGTAGGAGTTCTTTCATCATTTGTGGGCGTGATATTGCCATAATATTATCCTCCTAAGGATTAAATTCCGGTTGTATTTAATAATTGATGTCCAACATTGAACATAACAATTACATCTGTATATGCATCACCTACTGCACTATCAGGTCCTTCAACGAACTCAATAAGTTTTACAGGTAGGGTATTAGTAGTAGCAATAGTAGAAGAATCAAAAGCGTTTCTGCTTCTTCCAATAGAAGTACTACCAGCAGTTTGTACAACTGCTGCATTATTTCCTAATGCTGTTTGAGCTAAGGTTGCATCACCTTGCATTCTCATTTCAACAAAAGGGTCGTTTAAAACATAAGCATCAATATCACTAGCTACTGTCGAAGCTGGGTAATATTGTGAAAATGTTAATTGATTTGTATTCGGGTCTGTATAAGAACATCCCATGAATACGCCTATTGGAGTTAATGCAGTTGTACCAGTGTCTAGTGCTATTACACCATCACTCGTCATTTTAACAAAATCTCCATAGAATATGGCTGTGCCGGTATTAGACGCAATTTTATAGTGTCTAACTTTTCCTGTATAGGAGCCACTAGCACTTAAAGTTCCGACTGGTTCAGCACCCATTGGTGTCGCTGTTGCTGACATATCTATTTCCTTTAAATAAAGTTATAAAAAGCAGCTCAAAAAAATATTATGATTTAGAGCCACCGCCAAAGGTAGTCCTTGTTTTGCGTTCTGGTTTTAATAGAGGCATACGAGGATCATTTTCCTTTAAGTAGTTATTGTCCACAGCATCCATTTGGTTCTGGGCTTGTTGCCTAAAATATTCATCTCTTGCTGCCATAGTCTCTTTTGGAGCCTTGCACAACAATAGTCCACCAACTTCTAAATTACCTTTATCAGCCCATTCTGAGCCATGATCTGAGATCATGTTTAGTTCAGGGTGATCTTCTGCTTTCACAGGTTCCCATCCTTCTCTAAATTTTGCAGATACATTTACATTGTTAGGTTGACCTAGAATACTTGTAGCTACCCATCTAAATACCCAGCCTTCTTGGTGATCGGGCTTTGGTAATTTAGATTGTGGTTCCCAGCTAGTTTTTGGTCTAGCTTGAACTTCTCTAGATTCTGCTTCTCTTGCTGCTCTAGTAACTTCTTCAGTTACTTCAATATTTTTTTCTTCAGACATTTCTGCTCTCCTTTGCTAATTGCTTGGCATATTGCTCTGGTGTTAACCCAAGTCGCCTTGCGAGGTTGACTTGAGTTGCTGTTAACTGCACTTTGCGAGGCATAGCACCATTATTTCTGGTTGCCGGTGCTACCACACTCGATGGTTTTTTGGAACTCGCAGTTTCAACAACATCTGTTTCGATGGTGTCCTCAGCTTGGTTTTCAGTTCCAAAAAAATCTGGGAATGCTTTACGCATTCTAATATCTACTTGTTGATAATACTCATCACTTGTAGGAAGAATATTTTCATCTTTAATTAATGTTTCATGTAATCCATATGCAAAACCTGTTAAGTCTTTATGCTCTGGATTACCAAACCATTTATTGTCTTGTAACCACTTTACACCTTTTGGGTCGGGTGGTGCAAATTGTTGTGCAACATTTTGCTGTGGTACTACAGGTTGTTGTGCCTGTATTTGTTTTTGTTGTTCGTAATAATTAATTTTTTCATTTGCTGATCTAAGATCAACTGATGAATTTAATATTGTTTCATTAGCCGCTAACATCTTTTCGCTGTTGCCACTTTCATAGGCTTCTTTAAATTCTGCTTTTGCTCTTTCTAATTCAGATTGTGCTTTAGCAGATATTTGCCCTAATAAAGCTTCTTCACCTTTATTTATTAAAGCTGATAATCTTTTATTTTCTTCTTGAATCTGTTGAGCATAAGCTATAGCTTCTTCTCTAACTTTTTCTGTAGCTTCTCTAGCCCTTCTTTCTTCATGAAATTCATATTTGAGTCTGTTAATTCTTTTTTTAACCTGCTCATCTACACCTTCAATTTCAGATTCAATATCATCTTTATCATCAGAAGTTTTTACTCTTGCGGGTTTTCTATCTTCTGGTGGTCTATCATCAATAACTTCAATTTCTAATTCGTCAGTTTCTTGAGATTCTTTTGGTTTTTCAGCTAATCTATCTTCAGGTGTTTTTCCAATAGTTGTTTTAACACCAAAAAATTTATCTTCATTTGTAGTTTGTTCTGGTTGAATTGTTTCAGTAACCAATTCATTAGATGTAACTTCTTGATTTGCGGTTTGATTTTGTTCTGTCATTATACTACCTTAACTATGCCTCTTGGGTCTTCAACAACAGCTTCTACGCTATCGTCATTGATTAAACGAAATTCTTTGCCATGCACTTTAAATCTTGTGCCTGAATAAGAACGCATGATAATCCAATCACCTTCTTTGCAGTAAGGACCATTTGGAAATCTTTTTTCGTCTTGATAACAGTCTTCACCCATAGTAATAACGAAACCACAAATTGAGCCTACTTCTTCGACTTTCATTGTTTGACTGGCTTTTATAATGCCACCTTTAGTTGTTTCTTCTATTTCTGGTAAAGCTATCAATAGTTTGTACCCTTTAGGTACAGGTAGTTGTTTTGCTTTGCGAATTTCTTCGTCTTTATTTTTTATTTCTTTTGCAGGTTTTGTCATTTTATCTCCTTGCTCTAGATTAAGGTCTAGGTCCTTGCACCATTATTGGCGTGTTGCTATTTCTAATAGATCGAGTATATCTCTTTCTACTAATGCTAATCCAGCCACAATACCTGTCATGTGTCTGTATTCTTCAAAATTCTGACAGCCACCTGTACTCAAGTGGTCTGCGTGTTCGTTCATGCGTTCTCTTATTTTTTTTTGTAACGCTTCAACTATATTTTCTTGTGATGCACTCATTATTTTTTATCATCAAAAAGTGTTTCTACAATTTCTTTTCCTATCTTAACACCTTCTAAAGTTTCTTTGCTAGACAATTTTGCATTATCACTTGCAGCATCAAATCCAATTTTTGCACCAGCAATCCTTTCTTGTGATGCAATTCTTTCTTTTTCAATCTCTTGATTTGCTTTTGACTTCTGTAAATCTGCTGCAATCTTCTCTGCATCTGTTTGCATTTTTCTTTGTACTTCTGATGCTCTTATCTCAAGTTCTTTTTCTCTTTGCTGAATTACAGGGTCTTCTAGTTTTTCTTGTACTTCTTTCTGTCTTTCTTCAGCTTGACTATCTGCTAATACTCTTTCAGCAGCTTGTGATACCAACTCAGATAAACGCAATTCAATATCTTCTGGCAATGGTTCATCAGGTGGTGGCAATGGAGCACCCATTTGTTTTTCAATTTCTTTTCTGTATTGAAATGCTATATGTTCTGTTACATGAGCAGTAAAGGCTGCAAATATAGAATTAGCATTTGGGCTTTGCCCTACCATTTCTCTCATCTTCGGATCACTCATAGCAGCCATGTGTACTTTAATATGTGCTTCATGATCTTGATACATAAAGGCTTTAACAGGTTTGCTGTTTAGTAAGTTCATATTTTCTGATACAGGGTCTGTAGGTAGTATCTCTGATTTTAATGGAACAATCTTATCTGCATCTTTAATACCTAGCACATCAAGCATTTGTCTATGCAATTCTTCCATGTTATACATCTGTGGTGCTTGTTGTGATAGTTGTAACGCAGCTTGATATTGCATAATTCTTTGTGCTTTAGTTGCTGCATTTGGATCAGAAACAGGCACTACATCTATTCTTCCATCAAAATCTTCTTTAATTAATTCTTTGCCTTTAATATCGTATGGATATTCAGTTGGACCATAATCAAAAATTATTCTAGATAATATTCGTAACTCATGTTTCATAGAGTTATGAATCCTTGATTGTACTGATCCTATAAC